ACCATGCAGTTAGCAGGAATGCTAACGGCAGTTACAGTACCACTTGCGGTAGGAAGGGTTACTTCGGCTTCGTAAACACGAACACCTTTAGCAACGGTTTGTGAAAGAGTAGCCATTGTCTAAATCTCCCTTATACCAAGTTGTACTTTGCGTTCACAAGTGCTTCTGGACGAAGAATCTTGCGACCATACAGATGCATACCACGAACGATGTCAGCGAAGCTGTCAGGGTCACGGTAGGTTTCAGTCTTGTTAATCTGCTCTGCAGTAGCAACAGCAGAATCGTGACCGCCAATCATTACGCCGTAGTTAGAAGCGTTAGTACCACCAGTTGTTGATGGACCAGTTCCAATTGAAGGCAGGTTGTTGGAAACGTAAACACGGAAACCATGCAGGTTGTTCAGCACTAGACCATTTTGCAGACCTGAACCGCCGAAATCAGCATTGAACAGACGTGAATCTTCGTCCATGAGGATTTCTTTGAATACAGGGTCGATAACGAGCCAGCGGCCTTGAGTATCGACATTCTGTTGATCCAGCTTACGAGCCATGCGAGCAATAATCTGCAGTGCGTTGGCATTACCTGAACCAACAGTTGCAGAAGTTGCACCACCAGCACGTGGCTGAATACCAATTGATGAACCTGCTGAACCACCGAAGTCGTCAGCTTCCAGCTTCATTGAAGACAGGAGTTCATCTGAACCAGCAGTTGTAACTGCTTTTGAACCATTAACAGTTGTGTTAACGGTATCAGCCGCACCATGAAGTGCAGACTGGGTGTAGCCTGACAAGTAGCCAAGAACGTCTTGGTCAAACTGGTCAGCAAGGCGATACGCAGCACGGTCACTTGCCAGAGACTGGAAGTGAACGTGTGAGTGTGCCTCTTCAATGTCGTCAACCTTGAATGCAAAGTAGTTAGCTTTGTCAATCGTCAGGCTGAAGTCTTCATCGTCAAGGTCTTGTGCAGTGATTTGAGTACCACGTGCATAAGCCTGAACTGAAATTTCGGGTTCCTTGATGATCTTCACGGAATCACCCATGTTAGCAATTTCACCAAAGTAGTCGGAGTTGGTGATTGCTTCAGCAACAGCAGACTTGCGGAAAGCAAGTTGCACCTGTTTGCTGTAAATTACGGGTGAAAAATTACCGTTAGGAAGATTGCCATACCCCGCTGCGGAAGTAAATGCCATTTTAAAATCTCCTATTGTAGCATTTTACAGATGCAAACTCACAAGACTAATCAGAGGCTGATTCACAATGGGTGCGTATTTTATCCAGTTGGCCTACCAGATATTCAACGGGCCATGCTCTTCAGGTAATCCGTAAGACATTGTTGTTTGCTGATTGATGTAAGCAGGTAGCTAACCCACTTACATCTTTGTTGACTATAGTTATACTTACAAACAACTATTTGTCAACACTTTTTTTACTTTTATCTGGCTGATCCAGATATATCATAGATAAACTTTCCTGTACGGATAGACTCCATGATTTCATCAGAACGCTTCTCATATTCTTGAGGAGACATTTTCTGAACTTCAGATTCACGTAAATATGTAGAAGTTTCATCTTCTTGCGGTTTACTACGTGAAGTTTTTGCATCTACAGATTTAGCGGCATCTTTACCAGAAGTTTTCTTTTTTCCAGTAATACCACGATCTGCTTTGTACAAATCAATTGCTCTTGCGGCAGAACGAGCGTCATTGTCGTTTTCATACAATGCCTCTTGCACCCATTTAGGCTGTTCGTCAGCCCATTCGTGAAAATCATCACTGTCACGAATCTCGTCAAAGTCAGGGTGCAGTCGCATAAGCTCTGCTTCTGCTTTTTCTTTTGCCGCAGATAATTGCATATCATCAATCATTTTCATGCGTTCTTCAAGTGAAGACGCTTGCTCTTTTGCTTTTTTACTTGCAATAGTTTCAATGATTGCAGCAACATCAGGATATTCTTTTGCCCATTCTTCAATGTCTTCATCTGATTTGGGCAGTTTCATTTCTTTTTTTGTTGCGGCATCTAGCTGTTGTCGAAGTTCTGCAATTTGTTGCTTAAACTCTTCTGACTGCTTTTGTTGATGCCTACGCAAATCAGAGTAACGCTTTTTAAAAGTTTTCTCTTCTGCGTTTGCTGGCTCTTCACTTTCTTCTGCATCAGCTTCTTGTGGTTCTGGTTCTTCTACCTCGCCTCGTTGCTCTTTTAGAAGTTGTTCAAGCTCTTCTTCATCTTTTTTGATCTTTTC